CCAGAGTTTGAGCATGACTTACGCAGACTCGGCATTCCATCGTTCGGCTCAGGCATGGTGTACCCGATAACAGAGTCACGTCTAAGAGTAGATCCGTTCACCATCCCACAGCACTGGCGTGTTATCCGCTCAATCGATCTCGGCATCAATCACCCGACAGCAATATGCTGGCTTGCATACGACATGGAGGCCGACACGATATATCTCACCAAGACCTACGCTGTGAAAGGTGAGCCTGCAGCAGTACACGCTGCAGCCGCTAACTCATACTGGCCTGATGCACCTATCGTATTCCCACATGATGTGGACCAGACAGAGAAAGGCTCAGGACAGACGGTACGCAGGTACTACGAGAAGGCAGGCATTAAACACGCAAGAGACTTCAAGAACATCGATGGCAGCATCAAGGTAGAGCCTGGTATCTTCGACATCTATGAGCGCATGAAGGATGGACGCTTCAAGGTGTTCAGCACCTGCACCGAGTTCTGGCACGAGTTCAGGCTGTACCATCGCGATGAAGGCAAGCTGGTGAAAGTAAACGATGATGTGATGGACGCTATGAGGTACGGCGCGGTAATGGTGGGGCGCTATGGTAGTATTGTGAGTGGTAGAATTACCAAGCCCAAATACAAGAAAGCATCAAGATACTGAGGATTGAAAATGGAATCACATGTACTGGTTAAACGATTCAGGCAACTACAAAGCCAACGCAAGTCACTGGATAGCAAGCTTCAGGACATCAACCGCTATGTAACGCCTGGAAGAAATGAATACTTCGATGACATGCACACTATGCACTCTGTTGATCTGGACAGGGTTGAGCTTGAGGATACGACAGCCGTCACTGGTGCAAAACTATTGTCTGCACGAATACACTCAAACCTCGCAAGTTCAGTGACACGATGGTTCAACATACGATTCAGGGATGATGAGCTAAACACGCAGCCTGATGCAAAGGAGTGGCTGGAGGATACGGTCAACCGTGTATGGCAGATGATGCAGGAATCCAACATCAACAATTCGCTCGGTGAACTGTTCAAGGACATCGTCACCATTGGCACGTCCATCTTCATGCAGGAACCAGAAGATGATCTTGAGTGGAAGGGCATCAAGTACAACGCGCTACCCATCATGGACTCATACTTTGAGATGGGGCCAGATGAAGTACCGTACCGCGTCTATCGCAGGATACGCTACACAAGGCTGGAACTTGAGGAGCGGTTCCCCGACATGCCTGATGATGTATCCATCGATGACGCAGAAGAATCCAGCGTGGATGCGAAGATTGAGGTGCTGTTCGCCGTGTACAAGCGCAACGACAACACTGTCGATGACATACTGACACCTGAAGACAGGCCGTACGCATACAAGTACATCCTGCTCAACTCAGCCGTTGACCTTGAGGAAGGCGGGTACTACGAGTTTCCAGGCATGGTCGCACGTTGGGACAAGATGGCTGGAACCATGTGGGGTACATCACCGTGCCTTGACCTGCTGCCGACCATCAAGCAGTTAAACACGCTGGTATCGCTGACCAAAGAGGCAAGAGCCAAGGCCATCGACCCACCATACATCACAACCGAGCGTGGGATCATTGGTGATTTGGACTCGCAGCCCGGTGGCATCACTGTTGTAACTGACATGGATGACTTGAGGCCGATGCTGCCTGCATCTGATTTTGCACAAGCTGACCAGGAACGTGAGTACATGCAGCGTTACATCTGGACAAGCCTGTTCCTCGACCAGATGGAGCTGAAAGAATCACCAGCCATGACAGCAACAGAGGTTGCAGAGCGCACAGAGCGCACAATGCGACTCATGTCAGCCACAGCAGGACGTGTGCAGACTGAGGTGTTGGACAACATCATCCAGTTCGCAGTCAATGCCATGTTAAGGCAGGGGCAGTTGCTTGAGTTGCCTGAATCAGTACAAGGGCAAGACCTCGACTTTGTGTACACAGGCCCGATACCCCGCGCACAGAAGGCAGAGATAGCCAACGGTATCATCCAGTGGCTGATGGAGATAGCCCAACTGGCAGAGTTGTTCCCTGAGATGCTGGACATACCCGACACCGACCAGGCTACACGTACGCTTGCCGAGTTGCGCGGTGTACCTGCTGACCTCACCAAGACAGAGGATGAGGTTGAAGAAGTCCGTAATGCCCGTGCAGAGCAGCAACAGCAGATGCAGGAAGCTCAGAACATCCAGATGGGTGGTGAGGCCATGAAGGCTGCAGGTGAGGGTGCACAGGCAGCACAGGCTGCAGGTCTTGAGGCAGTTCAATGAAGGGCAGTTCAAGAGGTGAGGAAAACCGAGCATTCTATAACTGTCTGAGTACAAAAGATGGCACTACCGTCATTGAGATACTGGACAGGATGGTCAGTGGCAACCTGCTACGCAAGCACGATGGTGGCGTTGATGAACACGCGACCATGTACGCAATAGGCCAGCACGACATTGTTAAGCAAATCAAACAGAGGATAGAAGATGGAAAAATGGCAAGATGAACTGCCCGATGACCTGAAGGCAAACGTCAATCTTTCAAAGTACGATAGCATGGAGGCTGCGCTACGTGGTGGCATAGAGGCACAGTCACGTATAGGTCGGTCAATTGTCGTACCTAACGATGACTCTGATGCAGATGAGATGAAGCAATACTATGACAGGCTGCAGCAGACTGCCAATGGCAAGCTGGTGATGCATCCTGATTCGGCGGAAGGTGATCACTCGGCAGAGTTCTGGTCACAACTCGGTGTACCTGAAGAGTCCAAGGGTTATCACACACCCGAAGACATGACCATGCAAAACGAGGTGGTCGAGTCTGTACGTGACATGGCAAAGAAGGCTGGATTGACTGACAAGCAGTTCCAGGCGCAGATAGCTATCCTCAATGAGCAGAGTGTTGAGCAGGCCGCTCAGTTTGAGCAGTTAAGGGCAGATGATGCTGCTATCGTCACGTCAAAGTTCGGCCTTGCAGAGCCAGCAAGGAAGACAGCCATTGAAGCACTGGTATCCAAGTTTGCAGACCCTGACCACCCACTTGGTGAGTTAAATGCAGCCGCATACCTGATGTTGAATAACATCGTTGAGGCGTTCACTGGCAAAGGCCCACAGGTGTTTAATCAGCCATCCGGTGATACTGCCATGTCACCCGATGAGATCGATGACGAGATCGCCAAGATTGACAAGACATTGATGAAGGATGGCTACGGCGAGGGTCACAAGCGGTTGATCAGAAAGAAGGTCAAGTTGCTAGAGATGCGACAATAGCGCATAATGCATAGGACACAACGAGTTACGCAGGATACCTGATTCCAGCCCTGCGTCCCTCCACAGAAGCCCACGGTCGTGGATACCTTCAGTCATATTATTAATTTGATTTGAGGTATTTGAAATGAGTAATGCAACAATCGGTCAAGTGTATGTAGATGGCTTCAGAGATGCCGTCCGTCATCTGGCACAACAGAAAGGCTCTAAGATTCGCTCTTGGTGTGATGAGTTCTCTCCCGAGGCGGAAACTGGTAACTGGGATCGCCTGTCATTGGGTAATGCAGCAGCCAAGACCCGCAAGATGGCAACACCTGAGACTGGTCGTGTATGGTCACGCAGGATCGCTATCGCTACCCCGCAAAATGACGCTGAGATCACTGAGGTTGAAGACCCCAGCCTGATGCTCATCGATCCTAATTCAAACATCGTGCAGTCCCTTGGTTATTCAATGGGTCGCTCAATGGATGACAAGATCCTCACCGCGTGTATGGGTTCCGCACTGAACTCCGTACGTGATGGTGCAGGCGCAAATGCACCTACTGGTGTCGCTGTTGGCGCAGGTCAGACCGTTGGTGACTGGTCTACACCGATCAGTTTTGACGCTATCACTGAGGTTTTGGAAATCTTCAACAGTAACGATGTTGATATGGACGAAGCCAAGGTAGCCATCGTAGGCCCACGTCAGGTCCGTGAGTTGATGAACCTCACCGAAGCAACCAGCCAGGACTACGTCCAGGCGCAGGCACTTCAGCGTGATGGCATCGTGCCTAACTGGCTCGGCTTCACATGGATCATGTCCAACCGCCTGTACTTCAATGCACCTGTACCTGCCATCACTGAGCAGACCTGTGTATTCATGACCCGCAAGGCTATGGGCTTCCATATCCCGCAGGACATCACGACAGAGTGTTCCAAAGACCCAAGCCTGTCGTATGCATGGCGGCCTTACTGCCAGTACACAGCAGGCAGCGTACGTGTCGAAGACGAACACCTCGTAGTAGGTAAGTTCCTTGACGATTCAGTACCCGCACCGTAAGCGTTAATGGCGACCCCTGTTTCGGCAGGGGTTTCCACATCTGGAGGTCGTAATGGATAAGAAACGTACAAAGAAGAAGGCTGCGAAGAAGAAAGACACCCGTAGTCGTAGTGAACGTCAGATTGCTGCACGTCAGGAGCGTATCAAATGAGCTTACATAAACTGTCTTACAATGCTGAAGGCAAGAGCCATGTCGTGTCGACTGACCCTGCTGCCGGCGGTGTAACCGTTGCCGCAGATGAGATTGCCCTGTGGGTTGGTAGCCTG